GTCGAGCTCGGCTTTGAGCCCAGCCAGCGCGTCCGCGCCGGCCTCGGTGAACTGCTCGACCAGCGCCCGGATCATGGTCGACTCGTGCGGCCGCCAGATATTCGGGTCGTCGCCGGGAGGATCCCCGGCCGCTTTGTGCAGCGCCTCCAGCGCGGCGTCGGTGCAGCAGTCCGAGGCCGCGCCGACGTCGATCAGCAGGGGAGCGGCGTGCGGCCGCGCGCCCATCGCGCTACCCGCCAGCGGCGGGCGCAGCGGCGGCAGGCGCGCCGTCGTCGGGCTGCGCGAGCGCCATGCCCGCCACCAGCCCGTGCAGCGTCGCCACCTCGCCGTGCAGGCGCTGGAGCTCGTCGCCGTGGGCCTTGAGCACGTCGCCCAGCGCCGCGCTGAAGGTGCGGGCGATCTCGGCCTGCGACTTGAGCAGGCTGGCGTCGAGCGCCTCGCGCCGGATGTCGGCGTCGGTCGCCCGCGCCGCCTCGCGCTCGAGATGCGCCGACCAGGCCTTCGCCATCTCCTGCAGCGCCGCGGCGAGCGGCCCGAGATCCGGCGCGGTCGCCCCGAGCACCGCGGGCAACTCGGCCGGCAGCGCCTTCGCCATGCGCTCGGCGTCGGACTCGGCGTCGGACTCCCCGAGCGGGCCGCGGATGTAGACGCGGTTGCCGTCGGCATCGACGCCGATCGAGCCGTCCTCGCCCTGGTCGACGATCGCCAGGTCGCGCTGCGCGCGCTGCTTGTGCCCGAGGATGTGGGTCCAGAGCACCGGCACGTGGCCGTCGGGGTGCTCGATCTGACAGCCGTCGCGGCCGACGGCGAGCACCCGCCCCGACGTCGGACCGTGGGTGGCGTGGTGGTAGTAGACCTCGTCGCCGACCATCGCGTTGGGCACGCCGGTGACGCGCGCCTCGATGCGGCGCAGCGGGATGGCGCGCGCCGGCTTGCGGGCAGGCTCGGTCATGCGTCGACCTCGTAGATGGCCGGAAGCACGGTCCCGAAATCGAGCGCCTTGGCGAGCGGGGAGTCGGGTGGCACCAGAGGCGCACCGGCCGCGGGAGCGCCCGCCGTAGGCCCGCCTTGCCCGCCTTCCGGCGCTCCCGGCGCGCCGCCCTCGGCCCCCGGCGGCAGGATGGGAGCGGCCTTGGTCGAGCCGTCCGGATCGCCGACCCCCGGCTCGCCGCCAGCCCCCGGCGGTGCGCCGAAGTCCTGCGGGGCCGACGCCTGCATGATCTGCAGCCACGGCTGCACCAGCGACGGGTTGATCGGGCACGCGCCGAGCGGGCTGTCCATCGGCTGGAAGCCGTCCATCGCCCGCACCTCGTCGATGGTGAGCACGAGCTTGACGCGCTCGGCGCGGGTCTTTTCGTCGGCCTCGTCGAGCCCCGTGAAGCGAAACACGAACGCATCCGAGAACTCGGACACGATGTAGTCGCTGAACAGGTGATCGAAATACGAGAGCAGCGGCCGCAGGCCCTTGTCGTAGGAAGCAACGAGCCGCTCGCCCGTATCGTTGCCGGACAGGGACGACTTCGACGCGGCGAACGACTCGAAATTGATCTCGGTCGGATCCATCCCGTAGACCGCGCAAATGATCGCGGTCAGGAACGTCATCCACTTGCTGAAGTACATCTCGTCGAACTCGACGCCGGTGGGCGAAAACTCGGCCTTCGATTCCTGGTCCTTGCTCACCAGGACCGGCAGCGCCCACGCGTTGTTGACGCCGCGCACCATCGCGTTCCAGTAGCGCTTGAACGCCTCCAAGTCCTCCTTCCCGTAGTTGCCGGACAGGTGGAGCACGCCGCGCGGGATCGCGCTGTCGGTGAAGCCCTTGATGTTGAGCGTCAGCGCGTTGAGGAAGCCGGTCACCACGCGGATGAGGATCTCGGTCTCGCCCATGCCGTAGCCGCTCACCAGCACGTCCGAGCGCGGGTTGCGCGGCTCGTAGACCAACTCCTCGTAGGTGTAGGCGGTGCGCACCATGTTCTGAACCACCTGCAGCGCGAACACCTCGTCGTTGCCGCGGTAGCCCTGCTCGGTGCACAGCCGGATGGTCGCGCCGTCGACCGCGTACATGCCGTCGATGCCGAGCGCCTTGTCGCGCTTGAACTCGGTCTCGATGGGGGCTGAGTCGAGGCCCAGGCTGTCGCGCACGAGCTTCGCCATGAACTGCGGGAAGCTGTCGCGCTTCAACGCCTTGCGCCGGCGCGGATTCGGCTCCCAGCCGCAGTTGGTGAAGAACTTCTGCAGCAGGTCGACGCTCTGCTGCTCCTCGCGCGACAGCTGGTGGTCGCGCTCGATGTGCCGGATCACGAAGCCGTTGCCGCGACCGCTCTCCTGCACGCGGCAGAACGACTGCACCTGCCGGATGCGGGTGAGCACGACCGCCGAGAGCACGGGCGTCTGGTCGACCATCGCGCGCATGGCGTCGAATCCCATGTTCCCCGGCTTCTCCCACCAATCGCCTTGGACGTTGATCCACATGTCGTCCACCTGCACCGACTGCATGCCGCGGCCGCCGGGGCGCTTGCGCTGCGGGAAGGGCACGATGTTGCCGACCGAGCCCTTCATCATCGCCGAGTTGGCGAGGTCGTTCACGATCCAATCGATGACCGGCTTGATGTCCTCGCGCGGGATCAGCGACGACAGGTCGGTGTGCGACTTCTGGAGCTCGGCGTTGGCGTCGAAGCGCTCGGCATCGGGCGCGCGCGGATCGAACGCCACGGCGCGCGCGTCGTCGCGCTTCTTGGGGGTGGTGGAGCGGGGCTTTGCCATCACGTCACCATAGAATCACGACCGCCGCTAGGCGTCGGCGGCGCTGAACCAATCGCAGCCTGGGTCGCGGAACTGCACGAGCACGCGGCGCTGGGTGCAGTTGCCGCCGTTGTAGGCCGAGCACGCGCCGCAGGTGTTGGGCTCGGCCTTGATCATCCGCACCACGCCGTCGGGCAGCCCCGGCAGGCTCTCGGCCACCGCCTTCTGGCGATCGTCCATCGGATCCTCCTTGCTCGGGAACCAGAACACCGACGTGCCGTAGGAGCGCGCCCAGCCCACGTCGCACAGCATATTCGCAAAGCTGAAGTGCGGGTCGAGCCCGATCTTCATCACCTTGCCCTTGGGCTTGCGGGTCTCGTCGTCGTCCTCGACCACGAGCGCGGTCTTGGTGAAGTGGACGAACACCCAATCCTGCACCAGCAGGATCCGCTTGCGGTCGCCGCGGTCGATGACCTCCTGCTCGAGCAGCGCCGGATCGGGGAACAGGCACAGCCGCTTCGCCAGCCGGTGCAGCGCCACCTGCATGCACTTGTACTGGTGCAGGGTGACCGAGCGCCGCGTGCGCTCGTCCTCCTCGGTGTGGCGGTCCGAGCGCGACAGGTCGTCGCCCCACACGAAGAAGTCGTCCTTCAAGTCGGTGTAGGAGGCGAGGAACACGCGGCCGGGGAAGCGGTTGGCGAAGCGCCGCGCGTCGTTCACGTTGGGCAGCTGCTCGACGACGCAGATCTGCACCCCGTACTGCTCCATGAGCTCGGCGCAGCGCTCGAAAGGATCGTGGTCGAAAACCGCCTCGCACCACACCACCGCCTGCCGGCCGTCCGGAAGCCGACGCTTGATGATGACGGCATTGAAGCTGCCCATCTGGTCGATGCCCATGTAGCAGTCGCGCGCCGACTTCTCCCACACCAGGCCCAGCGCGCGGCCCTCGGCCACGCACGCGGCAAGGTGCTCCATCGTCACCGGCAACTGCGACGCGTCGATGTAAGGGCGCGCCAGCTTGCGGTTGTAGAACGTCTTGCGCTGGTCGCCGGTCACCGCGCGGTTCCAATCGCGGTGCATCTCGCGCGCGCTCACCGTCGGCGAGAGCGTCTGCGGCAGCAGCATCGACTCGTATTCCGCGCCGGGGTTTTGCGCGATGTAGCGGCCGAACTGCGTGTCCGGAAGCCACTGCTTGCAGGCGGGGCAGACCCACACGTACTCCCCCGGCGGCGCGCCGGTGATGCGCCCGCCGGCGTTGAACTCGATGCAGCCGGGGAAGTTCTTGGCGGGGTCGGACAGGTCGGAGAGCGCGCCGCACGACGGGCACTCGGTGTGCCACACCTCCTGCGTGCCGCCGAGGTACCAGAAATTGATGTCGAGGTCGGGCAGGTTCGCCGTCGAGAGCATCAGCATGTACTTCATCGTGGAGCCCGACAGGCGCTCGCGCACCTTGTCGATCTGCTCCAGCGACATGCCCTGCACCTCGTCGAGCGACAGGATGTCCATCGGCCGCGACTCGGTCGACACCCGCCCCGACGTCCACAGGAACAGGAAGATCGACTCGCCGATCTCGCGGGTCAGGATGTTGCCCTCGCCCACCGCGCGCTCGGCACCCGTCTGCGGGTCCGGCCGCACGGTCATGTAGCGATAGACGCTCGGCACCGTGCGCACCAGCCGCATGAAGCGGTGCGCCGATTTGTACTGCGCCGTGGCCTGGTCGGGCAGGAACATGCCGATCGTCACGGGGCTGAATTTCAGGGCGAGGTAGAGGTCGGCGAGCACCTCCCATATCGTGAGCCCGAGCTGCGACGCCTTCTGGATCACCAGCAGCCGGCCCTTGGCCTGCTCGAGGGTGGTCGGAATCTTGGCGTAGACCGGCAACAGCGCCTTGCGGTTGGACAGGGTGAACGGCTTGCCGTCCACCTTCATGCCCGCCTTTTCGAGCGCCTCCAGCCACTCCAGGAAGGTGGTGGTGGGGCCGACGGCGACGTCGGACGGCACCTCAAGGCGCGACAGGCGGCGGCGGCGCTGCTCGTATTCGGCCGCCGCGCGGAGAGCGGCAGGCACCGAGGCCCGCGCGCCCATTCAGCGCGGCGCGCGACCGTGGATGATGTCCTGCAGCTGCTCGTCGGACATCCGCTTCAAGTCCTCGGACGTGAACGGCGCGTCGAGGCCGCGGATCAGCCGGATGGTCGCCACGTTGATGGCGATCGACTCGGACAGGATCTTGACCTCCCGCGGCTCGAGGCTCGCGGTCTTGGTCGGGCCGTAGGCGGCTTGCAACTGCTGCCCGACCAGCGACAGCGCGATGCGCGCGGCCTGCAGCCCGATGCGCATGTCGCGCGCGTCCTCCTCCGCCGCGGCCTCGACGTCCGAGCGGCCGGGGCCTGCGGTTTTTTCCGTGGGGGGCGCGGAATCGCCCACGGATTCGCCCACGGATTGCCGCGCCGGGGGCGGGTCGGGCCTCGCCATCGCCGCTTGAACCAACTGCCGCTTGAGTCCCGTGGGATTCCGTACGATTCCGCGCCGGTTGGCGAAGTCGCGGAGCGTCGACTCGGGCACGCCGTAGCGTTTCGCCAGCGCGGGCCACGAGTCGTCGGAGCCCAGGAGGTCGGCGGTGAGGCGGTCGAGGTCTTCCTTGGAGAGCGCGTCGAAGGCGCGCGAGCGGCGGGCCATGCGGTTATTGCCTCTTGAGGTAGCCGTGCTGGAGCGCGTAGTTCATCGCGCCGTCGGCCTCGGAGTCGATCCAATCGGCGACGAGCTCGGGGTGGCCGTCGGCGACCATCTGGCAGAACGGGCACTCGCCCATGACGCGCATGCCCACCTGCTCCAGGGCGAGCGCGTTGATGTGCATGAAGCAGGCGACGAGCGGCTCGAATAGCTCGGCGTCACCGTCCTCGCTGGCGGTGGTCGCGGCGGTCGCCATCTTCTCGACAAGCTCCTCGCCGGACGGCGCGACGAACTGCATGAGGTCACGCGCGGCGAGCGCGTCCTTCAACTGCTGCCAATGGGGCACGCACCACTTCACGTCGAGCGGCCGGCGTCGGTGTCGATCCCGAGCGTGTAGCGGCAGTAGTTGGAGCCCTCGGTGTTCACGAGGAAGCGCTTGCCCTTGACCGAGAGCACGAACACCTGTTCCTTCGGGGGGGTCTTGAAGTCGGTCCCGACGGGGCTCCCCGGATTGAGCGTGCCGTAGACCTCCTCGGCGGTGTAGGTCGGCGCGTCGGCGGGGATTGCGGAGGCGGGGATGCCATCGCCGACGGCCTCGTCCCAATCGGTGGGCTTGCGCACGAAGCTGTCGTCGTAGCTGTGGGCGAGCGCAGTGAGG